ACTTCGACCCCGCCACGCCGTCGATCTCTCAGCGCGAGGACGCTCTGTCCAAGCGCCGGGCACTCGGGGTCATCTCCCGCGAGGGCTACTGGGACGAGCTCGGCTGGTCGGAGGCGCGGAAGGCGAAGGAGCGGGAGTACCTTGAGCAGGAGGCTGCCGAGGCCGTTGATCCCTTCCTGATGGACCTTGCCGCACAGGCGCGCGCAGATGCCGACACGGCTGCGAACGGCTGAGCGGTACTACGCAGTCAGCGCGGCACTCGCGGCTCGAGCCGTGCGCCGTGCCCGCCAGCAGTCGACGCTTGCCGCTGCGGCTGCGTCCGTGGTCGCCTATCAGGCGGCACAGGTCCGCGAGGCCGAGGGTGCCGTGACTGCGATGCTGGCCGAGCAGGGCGAGGACGTCCGGCCCGAAGCGCGCCTGGCTCCGCTGGCCTTCACTGCGGCGCCGATCGCGGTCGAGCGGATGCTGTCTCAGGCAGAGGTGAGCTGGCGCTTTGATCGCCTCGTCGCCTCGCTGGTCCAGGATGCTGGTCGCGCGGCGCAGTCGGTCGCCACGACCGTCCGTCCACAGGTTCGGCACGTCCGTCACCTCAACCTGCCGTCGTGCGCACGCTGCGCCGTCCTGGCTGGTCGCGTCTACCGCTACTCCGACGGCTTCGAGCGCCATCCCGGCTGTGACTGCGTGATGATCCCGACGACCGTCGCGAATCCCGACCTGATCTACGACCCCGCGGAGCTGGCGCGCACCGGTCGCGTGACCGGGCTCAGCAAGGCCGATCTGCGCGCGCTCGCCGACGGTGCCGACTTCGGGCAGGTCGTGAATGTGCGACGCAAGGCGGCCGGACTCACTGACGCGGGCGAAGTGCTCGCTCGCGCGGGGCGACCGACCCCGGCAGGCATCTACCGCCTCGCTGGCTCTCGCGGGGAAGCCGTGGACCTGCTCAAGAGGCACGGCTACCTGCTCTGAACTTCCTGCCGACGCGAGGTCGGCGGGCCAACTCCGAGATGGAGACTCGCATGAAGAACACACTCCTGTCCCCGCGTGATGCGGCATGGCTGACCGAGGCGTTCGCTCGCAACCGCTCGGCCTTCGCTGGCTTCCAGATGATGGCCGACCCGCCCGCCGATCCTCCGGAGGGCGACGACCCCGACGACGGCAAGGGCGGCAAGTCTGCGGTCCTTGCCGACCTCGCCAAGGAGCGCAAGGCGCGACAGGCCCTTGAGGATCAGGTCAAGGAGCTCGCGCCCCTCAAGGAGCAGATGGAGGCGCTCGCCGCCGCGTTCGGCGTGAAGCCGGCGGAGGGCGACAAGGCTGCCGACACGCTCTCGACCATGCAGGCCCAGATCGCCCAGATGCAGCGGGACAACGCGGTGCTCGCTGCCGCCAGCCTTCACGGCATCACCGATCAGGCCGACCTCGATCTGCTCAAGTCCTCCGCGCTGGAGGGCGACGCGCTCGCCGCGATGGCCGAGCGACTCAAGCCCGCCGGGGACGACGGCAAGCCGACCCCCAAGCCCGACCTCTCTCAGGGCGGGAAGGGCGACGACCTGAAGCCCGAGACGCTGCCCGGCGTGCCGCGCCTGGCGCAGGCGTTCGAAGACGCCTTCAACACCAACTGACTTCCGCCACCCCGGCGGATAAACATGAAAGGAGTGACGACCAATGGCCGTTACTTTCGCTCAGGCCGCAGCGCTTGAGACCGACCCCGTTCGCCGGGGCGCAATCGAGACCGCCATGCAGGTCTCCTGGGTGTGGGACCGCCTGCCCTTCGAGTCGATCGAGGGCAACGCCTACGCTTACGACAAGGACAAGGTGCTCCCCGGCACCGGGTTTCGCACGGTCAACGAGGCGTACGTCGAGTCGACCGGTGTCATCAACCAGGACCAGGAGCGCCTGAGCATCCTCGGTGGCGATGCCGACGTCGACCAGTTCATCGAGAAGACCATGCAGTCGTCTCGCGGCGTGCTCATGGCCGACCAGGTCCGCATGAAGCTCGAGTCCGCGCAGGCCACCTACGTGGACACCATGTTCAACGGCGACGTGAACGTGGACCCCAAGGGTTTCGACGGCCTCCGCAAGCGCCTCGTCGGCTCTCAGGTCATCGACTCCGCCGTCCTGACCAGCAGCGAAGGGTTCCTCGACGAACTCGACGCGTTGTTCGGGCAGGTCGCCGGCGGCCCTGACGTCGTCTACGGCCCGTCCGCGCAGATCGCTCGCCTCAAGAGCCTCGGCCGCAAGGTCGGCGGCGCTGAGTACGTCATGTCGGAGATCACCGGCAAGCGCGAGTTCACCTGGAACGGCGTGCCGTTCATCGACCCCGGCGAGCACTGGTCCGGCCGGTCGATCCTGACCGTCGACCCGGCCAACGGCGGCGACTTCTACGCGGTGAAGTTCGCCAGCGGCTTCGGCAACTCCGGCGTCATGGGGATCACCAACGGCGGCCTGCAGGCGTACTACCTGGGCGAGCTCCAGGAGAAGCCCGCGATCCGCACCCGGATCGACTTCTACACCGGCCTCGTGGTGCAGGGCGGCAAGGCTGCCGCCCGCCTGCGCGGGGTCAAGAACGCCTGAGGAGGCTGACATGGCTGCACCGAAGACCACCCGCCTGTCCACCGACGTCACCGAGCCGCAGCCGACTGCGCCCGGCGACGCCCCGGCGGACACCTACGACCGCAAGGAGCGAGCCTCCAGCGCCCGCCCCGACAAGAAGGCCGCCGCCGAGGCCGGTCACCAGACGGTCAACGCCGTCACCAAGGTCGGCGACATCGTCGAGCCGACCCCGACCGGAACCCGCACCGAGCTGTACACCACCTACGGCCCGGACGGGACCACGGTCACCCGCGTCCACAACTACGACACCGGCACGTCCGCGGCCCCGCTCACCTGGGCTGCGACCACCGCGTACGCCGTCGGCGTCTACACGGTGATCGGCGGCAAGGTGCTCGAGGCGACCACCGCTGGCACGTCCGGCGAAAACGCCCCGACGGCGCCCGGGTCGGTCGGCGCGACCGTCACGGACGGTACCGCCGTGTGGACGCGGCGCACCTGACCGGCTGAGACGAGAGAGGAGGTGGGGCGATCATGGCAGTGACCCCGGCTGACGTCGCGGTGACCCTCGGTCGCCCTGCCCCCTCCTCGGGCACCCCTGAGTACCAGCAGTGGGTCCTCTGGATCTCGTACGCCTACCGCTCCATCGAGCGCCGCGCCGAGCGTCTCGGTCTCACGCTGGCCGACCTCAACGCCGACGACGTCGACATGGTCGTGCGCGAGTCGGTGGCCGCGAAGGTCAAGCACCCCGACGCGATCAGGCGCACCGACGTGGCGATCGATGACGGGCGGATCAGCAAGGACTACTCCAACGCGTCGGGGCAGGTCACGATCCTGCCTGAGTGGTGGGACCTGCTGTTCCCGCAGGGTGCCGCGCAGGCGTGGTCCACGCGCCCCGGTTTCGCTCCCGACGTCCCCACCGGATGCTGGCCGTGAGCCTCGCAGGTTTCGGCGACGACCTCGCCGCCGGGTTGGCTGAGATGCGCGCGCACGCCGAGTCCCTGATGCTCGACTCCGGCACCGCCTACCGCCCGACCGGCGAGACCACCTACGACTCCGGCGAGCAGGCCAGCGCCCCCGAGGTCGTCCCGCTATTCTCCTCGCCCTGCAAGATCCAGTCCCGCGTCGCTGAGTCGGTCGAAGAGCAGGTGGGCGAGCGTACGGCGACCACGATCCGGGTCATCCTGCATCTGCCCGCCGCGACCCTGCCTCTCCAGGTGGACGACGAGTGGCACATGAGCGCGGTCGATCCCGTCTCGTCCGTGCCGACCACGCGGCGGTACCGCATCCGGGCCCCGTTCGAAAAGACGTTGGCGACCGCGCGCCGCTATGACGTCGAGGAGGTCGTGTCCTGATGTTCAAGGGTGACGCGTCCGAGATCTATGCGCTGGCCGGCGACCTGTCGGAGGTTGGCGCGAAGGTCGTCCCCGCGCTGCGCTCCACGATGGCCGAAGCTGGCGACGCGGTGGCGCGCGAGTGGCAGGCGAACGCCCGCGAGACCTCCGGCGCTCACGGCAAGCACTACCCGTCCACGATCACCAGCGAGCTCGTGTTCGACCTCGGCGGCATCTCGGTCGACATTGGTCCCGAGTCGGCACGGCGACAGGGTGGCATGGGCCGGGGCTTCGAATTCGGCTCCCGCAACCAGCCGCCGCACCTCGACGGGCTCCGCGCTCTCGATGGCGCGCAGCAACGCATCGAGCGGATGGTCGACGCCACGATCGGACACCTGCTCCCGTGAGTCTCACGCTCATGGTGGCCCGCGCGGAGGCCGCCGGGATCACTCGCGCCTACAAGCTGGGCGAGGTCCCGAAGTCCCCGAGCGGCTCCTACGTCGTGCTGTCGCTCGACTCCGGCACTCCCTCGACGTACGACCTCACTGGCTCGTCGGACTCGATGCGACAACTCGCCGTGCAGATCTTCGGCGACTCTCCCGCAGGCCTCGACGACCTGACCGCCCGCACGGACACCGCTTTCCGCGATGTCTACCTGACCGAACTGCCGGACTCGCCGCGGTGCAATCGCGTGCTCGCCACGCGACCCTCCCGCGACCCGGACGGCGAGGTCCTGCTCTACGTCCTGCACGTCTACCAGTGGGGAGAGTCCTGATGCCCGAGACGCCCGAGTGGCTGCGCGTCACCGACGAGGTGAAGCCGCGCCGCGAGTACACGATCCACCGAGGTCAGCTGCGCGAGACGCACGAGGTCCTC